GTCCATGCCTCATCCTTCCAGCTATTGTCACTGGCCTGAGCCATGATCTTTTCCCAGCCAGCTTCGTGAGTGGCTGCGGTCTTCATTACTTCTGCCTCTGCTTCAGCTTTAGCTTTGGCTACTGCGCCCTTGGCTTTAGTCTGCTCTACCTTTGACTCCATCCAAGAGCCAGCTAAACTAGCGATGGGATTTATTAGTGCTTGCCACATGATGCTTTCCTTCGTGATTCATCCACACTGCAAAGGCTCCGGTCATTGCCCCAGTAACTACAGATACAAGCCCAGCTTGTGCCGGACTAGGATCAGGCAATGCCATAAACCATTCAACTACACGCCAACTCATCAATGACATCATAATCATCATTGCTCTTGGCAATAATTTCAGCTTTAATACTCGATCCTCTATCCTGTCAATCATAACAAACCTCGGTGAAAAAAATGAGCGAACTAATTAGAAATGATATATTAGCTAAAGCCAAAGACGCAGTAAAAGAACGCGGTGAAAATTATGGAAAACCTTCTGAGAATTTTTCTATTGCTGCCGCTTATTATCAAGCTCATCTAGATATACCTGTTACTCCATTTGATGTTGGGGCATTACACATTCTAAATAAGTTAGCTCGTTTACATTCTGATCCTTTTCATGTTGACTCTTGGGTTGACATTGCTGGGTACGCTGCCGTTACTTGCGAAGCGATCTACGATATTGTAGATAGTCAGCACCTTCCTGAGGATCGGCAAAACATTGTACCCATGAAACCTCAGAAGGATTAGTTGGGTCAATCACTTGCATAATTGCTTGACCAAACTTCTGTTGCTCGAAGCCTTTAACAAAAGCATAGGTATCGTGATACTTGTAACCTCGCGCCCTTGCTAACCAAGCAGTGCGCTCTTCCTCTACAAGTTCAATCTGTCCCAATGCCCAGTTGTGTTTGTGACCACTGATGTAAAGGTGTGCATGTGATCTAAACTTTGCAGTCTTTGTCTGTGCGTGTAATGGATTCCACTGGCTATGCCCAGCCATGTCATGCGCGACAAAGATCTTGCACTCACGCTTGTTTGGAAACTTCAAAGCAATTCTAGCTTCCCAGTTCTCAAAGACTGTGTGCGACTCTGCAATCCACTTCAACGGATCGCCAGCACCAGACCACATGTCGTGATTGCCACCAATAAGAATCATTGGATTCATCTCTTGGATCAACCACTCGACCAGCTTCCATGCTGTCTTGTGTGATGTATCTTGCTCACCATACAAACGACCAAGCCTACCAACCCAGTTGTTCTGTTGATCTCCTAGTGAGCAACCATAGACACCATCATAGTTATTAATAATATCTAGGTGTTCCCTCAATGCATCCCAGTCACAGTGATTGTCATCAATGTGCGGATCACCAAGCCAGAGCAAACCAATCGGCTCGTCTGTATTCATATAGATCGGACTCCACTTCTTGGACTCACGATACTTCTTTCTTTTTTTGAAACGCTGATGAAGCTGATCGACAATATCATCGACTGGTATGTCATCGTCTAGCTTTGGAGGAAGTCTGTAACCAACATTATTATCAAGGATGCCTGATGATCTTCCGCTTTTTAATCTATTGATGATAGTTGATCTGGGTATGCCCGACTCTCTAGCTGCTGCCCTGATGCTGCCATGCATATTAACAAGGTCTTGAGCCTCTAGTATCTTTTCCTCGTTGGTCACTTTAATTCCCCTTAGAAATTAACAATGCACCAATAAAGCCCATTACACCTACAGAAAGCAAGACAAGAATTACAATTGCAATTGCCTCAACAATCTTCTGCCTTGCCTCTTGCTGTTTATAGATCATCTCTTGACGCTCTCTGCGGATGCGTCCTTCAAGCTGAATTAAGTCAGCCCAAGCTTGCGGCCCATAGGTAAACTGTAGGTATTGTTTTAGCTCGGCACGTTGCGCTTCTAACTTTTTTTTAGCAGCATAAACTTGCAATGCCTGTTGCTGCACAGTGTCTGCGCCTTGAAGTTTCTTAAACAGAGGAGGATTCTTAGCTTGTTTTTCAGCTTGGTCAATGTCAGACGCAGCCTTCATCCAACGAGACACATCATTGATGCAAGACTCGAGGTCACGCCCAGCGTTAATCATCTGCTTTATAGTGTTAAACGCCGCTGTAGCCCCACTGACAGCCGCACCTATGGTAATTGGATCCAACCTACTGCTCCTTGGCTACAGGCAAACACACGGCTCTGACGGTCGATGTGCCATTACCGGCCTGCGCCGGGATGCTGTCTTGAGCCGCCAGTTCTTTAGACAGAGTAACACATTGCCCAAAACTTTTGAACGTGTGACTGTCATCCCACTTGGCCGCGCCAAGGTATACAATTAAAACAAATTCCATCATGTGCTGCTGGGGCGTAACAAGTCGCTGTTGTAGCAACGCGCTCGCCAGTCGAGTATGTCGCCGCGAGAAACTGCTTGTTCGTAAATCTGAATGATTGCTTGTGTGTCTGGGCATTGATCGACAACGCCAGCATCAACTTGCGGCTGTCCGTTTGGCAAGATAACCACCACAACGAACAGCAGCAGCGCGTTCATTTTGTGTCTCGCCCAGTCATCTTCTTGATTGTCTCGGTCTCCCAGATACGAAGAAGCCACCAACCCAACGCCACGAGCGCAGTAATTTCAGGCAATGCCTCAAAGAATGCGCCTATCGTAATACCGCCAAACGCCATATCAGCCGTTGTCTTGGTTTCTTCGGTCATAGGTCACCTATGCGTAAGGGCTGTCACCACAAGCTGTAGGCCAAGCAGCCTTTAACTCAGCAATAGTTGTTGCACTGTCACCGGCAGTCGGTGCGTCACGCAACGCTTGCTTGCTTGCAACGATAGCGGCTGTATCTGCGCCTGTCTCAAGTGCCTTCATATAGTCTGTGTCCAATGCCTCAAGCAAAGGTGCGCGGGCTTCACGCACCTTGTCGGCAAAGATTTCCTTTGCCTTGGTCAAGTCCTCGCTAATCACGCTGCCTGACAATACCCAAGCACCGCGAAAGTCACGGTTAGCCGGAACGGTTGCAGTTGAAGCGTCAATCTGATTACCGTCCTTATCTACGATGTAAGTTGTAACAGCCATTATAATCTCCTAAGCGGCTAAGTTTAGTTCATCAGATATGCGCCAAGAATTGCGCCATTCTCTAGTCTGCGGTAATTGTTCCTTGCGGCATATTACCATCTTCGGCTTGTTGCCGGTATCCCAATTCTGCCAGACGCTTTGTGGGCAGTCCTTCTGAATTAGGTATTCGATTGCCTCTTCTTCTGTCATCGCTTCTACAGGTTCTGTATTGTGCAGCAAGTAGCCTCTGGTGTGCTTCTTAAAGTCAGGTTGTGCCTCGTCCTTTGCCAGTTCCCAGTACACCCAGACAGGTGGTAGGATACCGCCCTGCAATGCACACGCCATCCAGTTAGGGTCAGGCACAAGTATCTTAGCGCACTCATCAACGCTGTCCTCATAGACTACACGATAGTCTGACTGCACACCTTCTAAGTTTTCTTTCGCCCAGCATAGGCGGTCAAACAGGTGAGTGCCTTTGAATGATGGTGTGTTCATTAGGCAAGGTCTCCGTGAATTTTATATGAAAAATATGGATGGTCTGCGTAGTTCGCATTGTTTGAGGTGTTACCGTTCATAAAATTATTTATTCTGGTAGACGTTGTTGTTGGCGCAGTTCCACCCCCACTTTCATCAACGTGAATAGTTTGTGCGTGGAAAAACCTATCATCGCTATGAATACCCCCGCCAAAACTAAAGCAATAGTTTGCATTGCTGAAAGACGAAGAACCGTTATAAGAATATGTTCCTGTTCCCGAATCTGAAATGCTAGAAGTATTCAGCGAATCACGAACCGCTACCGTACCTGTGCCATTAAAATTCACCCAAGCCTTCGCACTACCATTCACAACATAGTTCGTGGCGATTGACCCTGCGGTGCTGTGTTCAATCTGGTCTGCTATAATTTTTCCAGCCATTATGCGAGGTCTCCGTGAATTGCGGCACTTCCTTTATCAAAATCTAGTCCTGTACCATTGTCTGTTCTTGTTGCATATGTATTGCAACTTCCAGTTAAATCTGTGTTTGAACCTACTGTATCAAGGCAAACTCTAAACGACGCAGTTCCCGCACTTGCGGTTAAGGAATAACCTGTACTATTTAGGTTGGACGAAAAGTTGATGGTCGTATACGCCGTGCCGTTATCCGTTAACGAAGCGACATTGTGGCTGTCAAAAATAGAAGTTGACGTAATTGTGTTAAAGCCAACCCAAACCTTCGCCAACCCCTGTTGCAACTGCATAGTCGCCGCACCGCCTTCAGAGGTCACTGTGATGTCACCAGCGGATGTCTTGCCAGTGAGGGTGTCTACTTTTATCTCACTCATGCTAGGTCTCCGTGAATTGCAAACTGATTAAATGGAACATCTAAATTGGTGCCTGCCGTATTAACGGTTTCAACGGCAAGCGTAGTTGTTGTTTCCATCGTTCCTGCAACTGTGCTTGTAGAAGGATTTGCCGCTGAATTTGCAATCATTCCTAATGCCGCTTGGTTTGTATTTTCCATTGCTGAAGACAATGTAATGGTAAAGTTTCCTGTTGCATCGTCTGAAACTGAACTTGCGTTGAGTGAATTTGATATAGATGGAACGCCACTGTTTGCAATCATACACCAATGTTTCGCCGCACTCTGCTTAGTCAGCGTGACAGGACTGGTGCCATCGCTGGCTACTATGGTGTCTACTTTTACTGTACTCATATCACACCACCGTCCAAGTTTCGCCTGTGCCGACTGTTACAGTCACACCGCTGGCTATAGTGATTGGCCCTGCCGACATAGCGTTTGTGTTGTCTGAAATTGTATAATCAGCATTTACGCTTTGTGCGTTCTGATAAATTGGCACATTGCCGTCAAGTGTCAAAGGCTCCCTAACATTGAGAGTATTTAAGACAATATCCCTGCCAATATACTGCATCAGGTTATCTCCATAATACTCAATGTCGCGTCAATCTTAGCAGTTGTGCCACAGTCAATCTTAACAATGTCGCCAGTCTGCAAGATGTATTTGTTGCCGCTCATTAACTCTAATGATGCGCCAGCTAAGATAGGAACGTCTTTGATAACGCTGACTGTCTCGTTGGTTTCAACATCAACAGTTGTAGACACAATTTGCACTGTGGCTGTAACTGATGTTGTGTCGATGTTTGCCAGTGTCAGGCCAATGATAACCGTGGTTGTCGCAGCCGGAACTGTATAAAGCGTGTCAGGCGTACCAGCACTGGCTGGCATAGCCCCATTAGTCTTGAGTTTGAAGGTGTTAGCCATTTTACTATCCTAGTGCTATTGCCAATGCTGTGGCAGTATCAGCCGCCACGCTCTCAATCAACGCAGTCTGCGCCGCCGAAATATTTACAAACAAATCATAGTTTGCGCTGTTTATGTTTGTGCTTAATGGCAGCGAACCGCTTGATGTGTGTATGGTATTAACGCGGTAAATGTCTTGATTAGTTGTGTCAACCACCAAGTCACCAGCCACATAGTCAACGCCCGCCGCCCAATTGCCGCGAAAATCTCCAGCCGTAGTTGTGGCGATTGGGTTGCCGTCGCTGTCAAACGCTAGAAACTTTAGCGCCCGGTCAGCCTTTGCTGGCAGGGTCATGTCAACGACGCCGCCATCCTCAACTAGTGCAGGGTCATAGACCGGGGCGCGTAGGCCGCGCTTGTTTTCCTCTGCAACTTGCTGATCGAAGATTGTCAGCGCGTCAAGCTGCTCATTGAGGCTCGATGCCAGCAAGTCACCGGCTGTCACAAAGTCTGTGACGCGCTCAATGTCACGCGCCCCAACAATAACAATCTGATCTGATGCTGTCGGCGTTGACGGTACGCTGCCGCCAGTCACAATGTTGACGCTGCCAGTGCCGTTGGCGTTGATCGTCACAGTGTAATCTGTAGTGATCGTCAGGCTGGTAGCGTTAAAGTAAACGGCCAAATCATCCTGATCTAAAATCTCAAACGAAAACGCATACGGCCCCAGCCCGGCTGACCCGGTGAACACGACGCGGCGTGTAATTGCGTTAATATTGTAATCAGCCATTTCGGTGCCTCATATGATTGCTGTGATTATAATCCATTTTATTAATTAACGCTAGTCAGGCACAGGCCCAATAGCAGCCCCTAATTCTGGTGGCCTTTCCGGCGCCATCTCGCCGGGCTTCCACCAATAATCTTGCCCATAATCCTTCATTCTACTGCGCTGCATTCTGCGAAATCTACGCGATGCCTTTGGATCAGCAAGCCTGCGCATATTGTCTAATATCAATCGCTCCATAGCTAGGCGCAAATACCAAGTTGATGCGCCCGGTGTGTACCGCGCCAGAAATTCAACACCTTCTTTTGCTGCTTTTGTTTCCTCGCCTGTCGCCACCTCAACAATATTGCCAACAGTCAGGTTGATTACATCGTTTAAAAAACTAACTTGTGTTCCAGCAACAGTTTCAGCCAAGCCACGATCATGCCTGTTTAGGTTAGCAAACAGGAAATCGCCAAGAATACCAAGACCACCGCTGCTCAATATTGCGCTACCCCAGAAGGCTGCGTTTGGCTTTCCATCTTCATCAAACATAGGAATAGGGTCGCGCCCCTTTAGCATCTCTTTGGTCTGGATTGCAATTGCTGCCATTGATATTGATGTAACCATTAGGTCGGTCGCATAAAGCGCTTTCTCTTTAATACCGCCATCGAGGTTTGTGGTTTGACGCAAATTGTTTAAATAGAACGTCATCGGAAAATTCTTGTATTGAGCCACAGATCGCAACAAAGAGCCGCCAAATGTTCCGGGGCGGGTGCCGCCAGTAAGTGTGGTCTGACCGCGTATTGTTGCCATAGGAACAGCAAGGTCAGTTTCGCCTTGGATCATATCAAGATATTTAAAAGCGACCTTTTTGTTTTTCTCAAGAACATCATCAGGCCGCATAAATGTTGCGCCTTTAAATGTATTTGGCCCAACACTTTTTAGAACATCCCAATCTTCTGCGGTAAATCCATATTTATCAAAAGCGCGACGCAAACCGGCAGGGATATCGTCAAACGAATTGTTTAGATTGTCAGCAACAAAACCCATAAGCTCGCCGCCAAACGTCCAGCGATGCGCCTGCGTTGCCGGTGAAAGCAAAGACAGCTTCATAGCAAAGTCAGATATGCGCTGCGTTAATTGAGGCCCAAGCATTTCACCAATGTAGCGAGATTGACCAAAAGCGACAGCAGACCAGTTTTCGGCCATTAAGCCAGACCGCACAAAATTCATTTTTTCTGCGCCTGACATTTTCATAGACGTTACCATCTTTGGTATAAGGCTAACGTGTGGCATACCGATTAACCGCGCTTGAACCCTTGCTGTACCAGCGTCACCAAAGATCGCCAAAATAGATGCCGCCCCAAGCTGCGCTGCGCTTAACATTTCAGCCAATCCTGTTTGCGCCCTTGCCACGGTTTTGTTTACCGGCGCAAAAGCTGATCCTGTTATGACGCCATACATATCGTCAAACTTTTTAAAGTCAGCATTTAGGCCATCAACATTTGGGCGCTTGGCTCCCTTAATGTCCTTGTCAGCAATACGCGCCTCACGCTCTAGCTGCGTTTTTAAAAACCTAATTGTGCTATTTGGATTTGGCCCAAGGCGCTCAAGCAAAGCAATATCGCGGCTCATGCTGTCTATGTGGTTCATCATTGTTGAAAACAAATCACCACCACCAAATTTTTCATTGTAGCTAGACCAGTCATCAGCAGATTTAAAAACAAGAAAACGATGGTCTGCTCGGCGCCGAGCTAGTGATCTGCCCTGACCCGCAACAGATGTTTCTTTTACCTTGATAAAGCCATCAGTAATAATTGTCTCATAAATTTCTTCTAGCAATCCGGGGATTTCATCCTCGGTAAACGCTTTGCCTGTTCTTTCGCTTTTGATCTTATCCCAATCTAAACGATCTTTAATGTCAGTAGACCACGCATCAAAACCAACGCGCCTGATGGATTCCCCATCGTGCATTTGCGGAAAGCCCCAATCTTTGCGGCTAGGGATATTGCCGCCAGCACGATTAAATGCTTTGCGCAAAAACTCTGAAGCCTCTGACCACGCTTTAAACATATCGTTTGCCAAAGCATCATCGCTTTCGCCCCAAGCAGCCCGCACCATTTCTTTTGCTTTTGCCTTTTGACCCAATGTGGTGCGACCAAGAACGGCAGTCTTTTTCATTTCTGCAAATACGTTATCAATTTTTGAATGAGCAAATGCGCGATAGCTTTTGCGCAATCCCTCTGCTGTTCTAAACGGTGCAATACCTTCCTCGCTGCGCTCAAGCAAATAGCTGATGCCGCGACTAACGCGATCACCCTTGTAGCCCTTAACATCCTTTAATGCGGCGCGTTGCGCGTTGTGCTGCAATATAACGCGGCGTTTACGCTCTTTCGCCTCAGCATCAAGCGCGTCAAACGTGTCACGGCTTGCGGCAGCAGCAGCCTCATCAGGCGTCATTGTTCTGGCGTTGCTTTGCTCAAATTCGGAAAACATAGCGCGCGCCTTTTCAGCCTGATCCTTTGTCAGCTTGCCTTCTTTTTCGCCGTTATTGATACATTCTAAAAAGCTCATCGAATTACACACCCTCTTAATCTATCAAGCATTGTATCATCTTGAGCTATATCTTGCTTGATTTGTGCGCCACTAAACTCAATAGGATCACCAGCGTCATTATCAAAATAAAGCACATCATCATCAGCAATATCATCAGATACAGCTTTAAAGTTATCAACCAACGCATCTATGCTGGTTGTATCAACATCAGGCACTTTAGGCGCAGGCATATCAATTAGCGGGTTGCCCTCAACTTCCGGCAAGCGGCCAGCATAAAGATCAGCCGTTGCTTTTTCAGCGCGAGCCATATGCGCCTCTGGATCAAATATCTGCATTTCTGCATACATCTCATCTTCTGTCATTCCCTCCCTGATGCCTTGAGGTATGCGATCAGCAATTTCTTGCAACGATCTGCGTTCAGCAAGCGCAGCCATAAACTGATCGTCAGTTAGGCCAATCGGGTTTACGCCAATTGCCATAGCCTCATCATATAGACTTTGTGCCTTTTCCAAATTAGCAACAGCAACATCATCATATAAACTAAATACACTTTTGGTTTGCGCATCTTCTGCAATAGCATCAAGAAGATCATTAACAGTAATACGATCATTATAAGCATCCATACGCGATGGGAAATACCCAGCCTCTTGAGCTGCAACCGCTAGATCGTCAAGATGTTTGCCTGTTTTTTTATTTAAAACAGTAAATACGCTTTTATCTAAATATTGCTTAACATCACCAATGTTTCTGTCATTTGGAGTTATGCCGCCCTCTTCCCGAATAAATTGCAAAAGTGTTTTTGGCTTTTTTTCTTTTGCTCTTATTGGTTTTAAAACATCCGGCAACGCCCTGCCTTTTGGATCAACAGTAAAATCTGGGCGCGGGCCTGCTGTTGGCCCAACAATTTGAGGCTCTTCCCCTAAAATAACTGGCTCTGGCTGAGGTATCTTTTCTGCGCCGGGTTGCTTTGAGGCTTCAATTGCGGCTTTTATTTTGCTTTTTAGTTCTTGCGCAGCATCGTCTCCAACAAATGATGGCGGGCGTTCTGCCAAGATATCTGCATCATCAACCATATCCCCAATGATGTCGGCATCTTTTTTGTCAATGTAACCAGCATCGCGCAAGGCAGTTAATCCTTTGCGCAATTGGTCGTTTGTCAAAGACACGCCAGCCTTAATTCCCTTGCCGCCATATCTAAGGGCTTGAGGCAACACTGCGCTGCCAACGCCAGCCATACTAACGTTGCCAACAAAATCAGCCCAGCCATACTCAACGCCGATTTCGTCATACCATTCCTTAACGCCTGTTTGCAAAATGGCTTCTGTTCCAGCCCCAACAACGGCATCTCTAAATAATGTGCGAGCCAGTGTTTGCGCAGGCGCGTTAATGCCAAGCGTTAATAGGTTTAACTCAAAAAAGTTCTGGTCTACAAATACGCCGCCGGTGCCACCAATAAAATCACCGATTACGCCAGCCGTCGTAAGTTTTTCCCTGTCTTTTTCTGATGCGTCTATTTCTGCCTTGGCAATATCTTTAATGCGGCGGTCAATTATCTCTGGCGACAAATCCTGATATTCTGGGTAAAGGTCTGGGCTTTTCTTAATGTGCTTTAATATCTTGTTAATTGTATTATTACGCGCCCGCTCGTTATGACCCATTGTGTCAGTTGCGCCAATATATCTGCCGGGGTTTGTGAACTCTTCGCCAGACCTTTCCTTAATTGTCTCAAGGATAGGTTCCATTTGCTCAGACAATAAATATTCATATGTGTCTGTATTTTTTCCGCGCACCTGTGCTTTGTAGGCTTTTGGTATAGCCTCAATAAATCCGATTTCCTCGCCGGTGTCGGGCAAAACATTGAGGCCAATCTTTTCCGGCTCGGACTTGCCGTAAAAAAACGACATTACTTAACCCTCTTGTCGATAACTGATTGAGCTAAGATGCGCAGATCAATTGTATATTCATCGCCGCTTGGGGTGGTTAATCCAAAGATATCACCATCCCGCTCAAATCTTACAGCCACAGAGCCGTCATCTTTTTGCACTAAATCAATTTGTTCCTTTAGGCGCTCAAAATTAACTTCGCCGGCCGCGCTCATTGGCAACGATCCGCCGCCAGCAGCCATTAGGTCATCTTCTGTCATTTTTTTAATGACATCTTCTAAATCAACATCCTTGCCAAATGTCGTACTGTCTTGAGCAATGTTAGTTGGGATAACAATCCCATTACCTTTGTATTCAACAATGCCGCCAAACGCCTGACCATTAGACGCTGTTAGCATACCCGCAGCCTCTTGTAATGCGGTGTCATACATACCGGCGTTAAATGTTTCTTCGCCACCAGAGCGAGCCGCATAAATAGCGTCTGCTGTTAGCAAGATACCTTTCATAGTGCTAGGCGACCGGCTCATGTTGCCGATCCTCGCTCTGGCTCTTTCAGTGGCATCCGTCTTTTGGCCTGACACTCTGAGAACAATGCCATCGCTCATTAACTCAAGACCGCGCAAAGCGTCTTTTGCTGTTTGCGCTTTTGCACCCATATTAATTAGGCCAGCAACGTGCGCAACCTCTGGCGCATCTTTTGATATTTCGCCAAATACCTTTGGAGAATTAGCACCAAATCCAGTATTGATCTCAGCAATCAATGCCATTTTGCCTTCAACATTTGATTCCCTAAATTCATTGGTTAGGGTTGCTGCTTCGTTAGTGTCAAGATATTTAGCCTGCCGCCCCATCTTAGACGCAAAAATGTCTGCCTCTTGTGATCGAGCTTTATATATCTCAAGACGCTCTGCGCTGGATTTTCCTGTTAAATCGGCAATCATATTGTTTGGAGATACCACGCCAGTTTCTTTTGCCCAGCTAATAGGATCAGATTTTAGCGCTGTTTCTTGCGCTCTGATGCGGCTGTCAACAGCATTTATCTGCCTGTTAATCTCAGGAGATGCGCCTTCTGCATCACTTATTTTTATCAATTCACCCCGGACAACAGCAAGATCATTAGGGCTGGCAGACCGCAGCTTTTCATATAATTGAGCGCGGTTTTTTAATTGCGACAATTCTGCCGCCATAACATCTGCGCCCTCAATGTTAGAGGCGTCCAGTATAGTTATGGCGCGATCAATGTTATCAAAAGCTCCATCAGGCACAGGCTTAAAATCATTTATAACTTTTTCAAGCTCTGCTGTTTCTCTTTTTACAGCAGCAGACACAGGCTTTAATGCTTTCTTAATATCAGAGCTTTGTGTTTCAGCCTCAGACAATCTTTGCTTGACGGCAGACAGGCGCAAAAGATCGCTAGATGTCGCGCCTTCATATTGCTTTTCAGCAAGAGCATTACGCATAGCCGTCAATTCATTTGTTGGCGCGTCTTTTAATGTCGCAACAAAATCTGCGTCTTTTTCTGCGTTGTCTAATATATCTAAGATTTCAGAAACATCCCCGCCATCAGCCGCGAGCTTTCTGGCCTTTGCCCTATATCCAGCAATAACACCCGCTGTTGGAACGGCGCCTTTGTTTACGATTGCTTTAACGTCTGCATTAACATCAGTTTTTAATGACGTGACTTTTGTTTTGACAGCTTTTAATTCCGCATTTCGCGCTGTAGTAAATTCGCTAATTACTGAAGATGCTGACTTATCATCTAAACCGCGCGTTAATTCGCCGCCCTCTTCTAAGTCTTTTTGTATTTGATTGATAACAATTGCTTGCTCAGACGGCCCATCGGCATCGTCAAACATACCACGCAAACGCGCCTTTAAAGCATTCCCCCGCAAAGCAACTGTTTGTTTGGCAATATCATCAGGATCAAATCCCTGATGCGCCATATAAACAGCCGTATCCGCAAGCTCTTCTTCTAGGCGCAAATCAAAATCAGCCATCCCAGAACGTGCCATTGTCTCTAGGTTGTCAGCAATCATATCAAGACCCTCAAGGCCTTGTGCTTGATCTGCTATTTTTTGTTTTTTAAGGAAATCTTTACTAAAGCCAAGGACTTCTGCGTCTTTTAAATTATTCAGCTTTGCATTCATTTTTACTGCGGCCATAGGCGACAGCAATGAAATGCTATCAGCAAAGCCGGTAGATGCGTCGTTTAGCTCTTGCTCTAATTGTTGTGGTGTAAAATTCTCTTGCGCCGCTAATAGAGATATTTCGCCCATTTTCTTTCTGGCGGCGACTTCAACTTTTAACCCAAGCGCCTCAACAGCAGTCTCATATGCTGCTCTATCTTCAATCCCCATACTTGAAAGTTTTTGATCGCGCAAACGCTCAAGCACAGATTCCGGCTGCGTTGCTCCCATTTCAGCGCCAGAAATTTTTGCTTGGTCTACTTGTTTTTTATAAACATACTCAACCATAGTATCTAGGCTTTTGCCTAAACTGCGGTAAACGTCTCCCTGCGCACGGCCAGCCGATACAAAATCAACTGTAGGCACAGATGGTATTGAGACCCCTAGTGGGCGATATCTGGGTAACTCTGCCATTACTTAAACCTACACCATTGCGATTTTAAAACCAGTTTCAAGAATAGTACCAAACGCCTCGGCTTGCGCGCGTTTAAGCGTTGCTTGTGCTTGGAGGCCAAACTGAGTAGCTTTTGCCTCGCCTGTTGCCAAAGAAATCGTTTGCCCTGCCATTGTGTTGTAAAGCTCATTAGCCCCATCTGTCATAGCCAATATAGATAAATCACCAGCACTGCCGCTAAATGGGTCAATTCCACCAGCACCAGCGCGAGCGTTAATGGTCGCTTGTGTTCTGGCAATATTTTTCATAACCTCAACGCCTTGCTGTTTGTATTTGAGCGCCTCTGATCTGGCCTGCACTTTACTAAACGCAGCTTGAGTAACTAAAGCCTCTGCTTCTTTTTTTGCGGCTGGCCCTGCAAATAATCCACTCATTTTATTGCCCTACACTAATTTTGTAATCAATACCAAGCAGGGTCATCTTTAGTGGAACCTCTTGGCCGATTGTTATTTGCCCATCGTAAGTATACCCTAAAATGCCGTGCAATGTCTTGATGCCTGTGTACTCCGGCACTGCGCTTCCAAATACGCCTGTGCCAAACTGCCGGAACGGTATCAGCTTGCCATCAATCGTCAGCGATTGCGTCTCAAACAATTCAGCGTTTACCTCAAAGATACGCTTCTTAAAGCCCTTTAGAGAGCCGCTGGGCAGGTTTGGCTCAACCGGCAGTGTCTTTACCTCTGGCGTAAAGTTAAGGCCAACCTGATGGCTTGTAGAGGCCGCTGTGGCAAATGTCACTGTGAATGGGCTAATGCCTACAGTTTGGTCAGGCTCAATAATGCCATCGCGGATAATCTTAACGGTGTCGCCCTCTAGGTGGCTCATGTTAACAGACGATGCCGCGCCGCCAACTACAGAACAATCGAGCAATGCGTCTGCATCAAATACCTCAACATAATATCTGTTAGTGGTGCCAATTACAAAATCAACGTCAGTCAACCTAACTGCATCGCTTGATGTGATTGTTAAATTACTACCGCCAGCGACAGTGCGTGTAATACTGACAACATTAGCAGCGGGGTTTGGCGCGTAGTACCCAGCAACCGAATTGATGGCCGCTGCCAAATTGTCTGCAACTTGATCATTAGTCAGTGCGCCGCCAACTTGAAACTCTAGCGCATTTGCTGGCGCGGCAGTTACCGCAGTAAATGTTGTTGACGTACCGGCGTTGTCGGTTAGGACAATAGTTTCGCCATTAGCTATGTTTGTTGCGTCAGTCACAGTAATTGTGGCTGTGGCGTAAGGCACAATAGTTCGCTTTACAACAGTGTAAATATCATCAACGTCAACGCCAATATTTATAAACTCGCCATCGGTTGTCCACTCTGACGGCGCAATGACGTTCTGGCTGCGTAGCAATGTATAGCAGGCAATGCTGCCGTCGTCGCCATTTACCAGCATCAGGCGGTCGCCCTCATCGGTTGACGTTGCGACGCGCACCGCCATTTCTTCTGGGGTCTTTAACAGATGCGATGACAGCAAAGATATCTTTGACGACGTGTAAGCCTGCACCGCGTCACTAAAGATAAACTCTTGGATTGCCTTGCCCTGCCGCTGAATAAACAGCGTTGAGCCGTCCACGTTCTGCAACCGCAGCCCGGCCTTTGCACCAAAAGCAGTCTGCTGTTTGACGATCAGGTTTGTTGGCGTGATCGGCGTGTCTAGCGTTTGCGGCACATAAAACTCAGCGCCGGTTGTAAATATCTGCAAGTGACGGCCAGAGTAAATATCAACAATGGCGTTAAAGGTGCCGGTGTCCAGCGTGGCCTCAACAGCCGCATCATCGAGGCTCTCGCCCTTATCAAAGTTAAAAAAGTCAGAAACCCGCGAACCCCAGATGGTTGATGGGCGCTGCTTGCTGCCACCAAAATATAAGCGGCCTTCGTGGAATGTAACGCTGCGCGGCCAGCCGCGTGTCGATGACCACACATCTTCGTAACCGTGTTCTGTCTCAAAGTCACCGGCATTGATTGTGCTAGTGTCAAAGAACGGTATTTCAACGTATGCCTTAACTTGCGTATCGCTGACATATTGAGTAACCCGCGCACGACCAAAACCATTCAAAGCCACAACAAATTCATCAACCATAGCCGTGCCAAATGCCTTGACGCTGTAATTGCTAGTGGCGTCAGGCTGGGTCGTCCAAGCCGGAAACACTGTCAGCACCTTAGTCGCCGCAACGTAATCCTCAACGTGCCGCACCTGACCAGCGCCAGTGCCAGCAGTAATGCGGATAAACATACCATTAGGCGCATCGTCTGTTGTGTAGCTACTAGCAGCCTTTAGCGTTATTGTGTTAGCGCCGCCAGCTTGCGCAGTGCCGGTGTCGGTCGTGACGCCAGACGCGGTTAGCGTTATGTTTCCTGATGTAGCGCTCGGCGTAATATTGTAAGCCGGGATGTGCGTGTCGATATCAAAAGCATATTTAGGCACAAAGCTAAACGTGATTGTGCTGGCCGTCCAATCGCTGTCTGTTGCGCCGCGCAAAATCCTGACTGGCTCCAAATCCTCATGCACGACAATCACAGTGTCAGCAGACTGCACCCAATTCATTTGTGGCAAGATTGCGCTAGTCAGGCTGGCAATCGTCAGATAGTCATTGCCGCTGCCATTGATGTTTGTAATTTGTGCGCCGTTTTTAAACACATACATTTTGCCGGGCGTGAATACCAGCATATAGCTGTCGGATACGCTAAACTCAAACGAAACCATCCGCACAGCATCAGCCGCGCCGCTGTCTAGCTCGGCAACAAACTTTGTGCCGTCACGGCGTTTTGCACCGCCCTGCGGCTGGATGCTGACGTTTCTGGCTGTCGATAGGCCAGACTTATATTGGCTGATGTCAGTACGCGCCCGCAGCTTTGGATCAAGCTCACCAGCCGTAAAATCATTCTGTATCTGAATGATGCGGCTCATGTTAGTACCTTATGTCTGAGATCGGGAACTCTTGTATTTGCTGTGCTGGCCGGTCAGCGCCGTCAATGTTGATGGCAACGCGCACCAGACCGCCGCGCATATTTTCCGCTGGCGCACCATACGCCTTGGCGTGATAATAATCAGCCTTGGTAATCTGATCAGTGATAGGCTCGGCAAATTCTGCCGCAAGCGCCATCTTTAGCAGCCGCACAAAGTATGGTGGAAAGGCGGCAGGCTCTGGGCGAAACTGGTAATCAATCCAGACATCTTCGTAATTTGTGTAAAGGCCGAGGCTGTAAACCTCAAAGTCACGAACCGGCAGCGCACCAATTGCGCCTGTGTTAAATACAGCCTTTGGGTTGCCGAGGATGTCGCCGGGCAATGCGTAAGTATATTTCCACTCGTTGATCGGCGTACCGGCAAGCTGCGCGAGCCTGACCTTCTTAACCGACCAAGAATAGGCATATTGCATTAAGAGGGTGTCGCGCACATCGTCATAAAGACGGTCAGCGATTTGTGCTTCATCGGTGCCAGTCGCAAACGATGAAAGCGGGGCAGCGCCCAGCATGATCAGAGCCTCGGAACATATAGATAGTTTGGTATCGCCCTGCGCCATTACGCCACTCCAAAATGGGGAAATGGGGCGGCTTGCGCCGCCCCACTATTATTAGTCGCTGTCGGTCATGCTGATGGCTGTGCCATCGGTCACGTCGACCACACCAGAAGCGTTTGACGCCACCATCACAATTGACAGTGTTGGTGTCGCGCTGTCGTGAACGAAGATGATGTCGCCGACTGCCAGAGTGTCTGACAGATCATTGAAATAACCCGCTGTGTTCACAGTCGCAATCGCGTCTGCTGATGTGTAAGTGTACATTGATGGTGCGTTGCCTTTTTTAGCTGCACCGATCACGTTCCAACCTGCTGAAGAGAAAGCCATTGTCTAAACTCCTTTCTATTCAGTTGCGCTGATGGCAACGATACCTTCGGCGTCAATGGCTACTGCACCAGCAGAGAACATTGAAGCTACAAGGAACGATGTCTTTTCAGCAACGTAGTTGATTTCAGTCTTTTGGTTCATGCCAATGCCCATACCGACTGCATCCTTATGGAATGCAAAGCAGGTGCGGGTTGATGGCTTTGGCAGGCCGCCTTCGTCGCGGTCGCCAATTGTGATGAACTTAAAGCCAAGGAAGGTATCAAGCTGGCCTTGAACAAGAGCTTTAACGGCAGCGTAATCGCTAGATGCGATCTTGGTGTCGTCAAGCAATGCAGCCAGACCTGATGCGTGGATCAGCATACAGCGATCCTGTGCTGGTACGTTGCCAGTGTCGAGAAGCTCTTTAGCCTCAAGCAACTTAGCAAGGTTCATGTTTGTACCCGCGCCACCAACTGTTGTAGCAACAGTCAATGCTGTACCAGAGCCAGACAGCGCATCAATCACTAGCTGATCCATACGACGCCCGATTGCACCTGACACTACTTGCACCAATTCACGACGCTCATCAAAGTTGATTTTCTGCTGTGAAAAGATGTCTGAGTATTCAGCAGCAATGTAGTCTGACATTGTTGCGGTTACTTGTGAGTAAGACACATTCAGAGGTGTTACGTCTGTCTGTGGTACGCGAATGGTCGCGGTTCCCTTACCGATTTTTGGGAACTTGACCTGTGAGCCTTCGACATTTGTCCGCTCACGCACTACGCCAGCAAGGGCGCGTTGCGCTTGGTATGCCTGTTTAACCTCGGCATCGAACAACTGTACAAAAGCATTGGAAACGCCTACAGCCATTTCTCTATTCCTTTGTAAAAGTTAAAACACGATTTGACGCCAAACAGGTATCCTAAAAGGGCTGCGGCTTGGGCATATACGCTACGCCCCCAAGCGGGTCAAACAGGCCGCAAAGCGGGTATCTGTCAATAGGGATTGTATAAGAAAAAGCGAGGGCTGTAAACAACCCTCGCAATTGGTTAGATTGTTGAATATTCATCGTTACCGTAGGCTTGCTCAAAGAGCTTTTCAACCTTGGCACGATACGCCGGATCTGTCTGATATTCTGGCTTTCCGACCATTGACATCAATTCATCTTTTGACGGCGCACCAGCGGCAGGCCCAACATCAACAGGAATGGTTTTGTCGCCGTAGTAATTACGAACCTTTTGCAAGGCTTTCATGCCTTGCGCCGTGCCACCCATAATGCGGAACTCTTCAAAGTCATCCGCTGACCAGACGCCCTTGCGAACCAGCCCCGACGCCCAGTCTGTCATTGACTTAATAACAACGTCGGCGTTCTTGCCGAGCTTTTCGTATTCTTCCTTATACGAAATTTCTGCGGCCTCTGCCTCATTACCAGCCATTGAGATGAACTTGTTGGCAAGCTCTTCAAAGGCTGCTTGGCTTACGCCATTCTCTTTAGCCCAGTCCTTGTATGTAGCGTAAAGCTCGTCATCCTCTGGGATGCCTGCCTCTTTAAATACGCTATCATCATATTCCTCTGGGGCTTTGTGCTTGCCTTGGCTAAATTTCTTTTGCAATTCAGCATAGGCATTTGCCAAATCTTCCGGCTGATTAAACTTTTCCGGCAACCACTCTGGCCGGGCATCAGCCTCTTCAGATGCAACTGCATCACTTGCAACCGTCTCATTATCAGGTTTGATGTGTGAGATTGTTTCTTCTGCTTGCTGCTGGTTATCGTCGCTCTCAATTTGAGCATCGGCCAGCAGGCCATCAGTTTCGTTCATAGTGATCTCGCTCTTTTCATGCGCCGCTCAATTTCTCTGACCAGACTATTCTGGCCTTCCCTAGCATAACCGTGTGAAGCATCCTCGCCGGGATACCACGTTGGCTGCTCTATCGTCAGTGACCTTAGATGAGTGAGCAGCTTTGCCCCATCGTCACTGGCGAACACGCGCAAATAGAGACGATCAACGTCGTCTTTATCTACCTGCTGTTTTTCTGCAATTGTCGGGTCTACGTTTTGTAGACCTTCCCACCCTGTCGCGTTCATATTACACCCCTTCTGGCGGTGCCTCACCTTGTGGCATTTCGCCCGCCTCTGCTTGCGCCGCCATCTGGGCGGCCTCCATTGCCTGCTGCATCATCTCGGCGCGTTCCTCTGGCGTAGTGCGTAGGCTCGCCGGAATGCCGAGCTTGTCAGCAACGTAATCTGCAATGCTGCCAGTCTTGACAGCCATCTGACCCTCTGGGCCAAGGGCTGACGACATTTGCACCCACTGCATAATTTTCTCGATGTCGCCCATATTCTGAGCCTGCGCAATCGGGCTGACTGGCGTTACCTTTACCTCTAGCCCATTGACACGCAGCGGCATCTCAATCATGCCGCGCTCATCCATCACATATAGGATGCGGCTAATGAGCGGAACCATAGTTTCTGTAATCAGGCGACCAAAGGCAGAGCCAAGGTTCTGCGCCAACTCTTTCATGCGTTCTGCAATCTCTGTGGCTGACCGGGCTGACATATTATCTGGCGGCAGTGTGTCATCTAGCAAAATCTTTTTCACGTTCATGCGCAAATCATTGATGATGATCTGTGACACGTTGAAATCACCAGAGCGCGGCAACATCCGCAAGCTCTCGCCTGACGGCCCGCCGTTACGCGCAACAGGGATAATAGCACCCGGCGCAATACGAATTGCCTGTGGGTTTAGGACGCCATCGTCAGCCGCCGTGTAAACACCGGCAATAGACAAGCTGGCGTTTTTCAACAGCAACTCTAGCGTTTTATTCAGCGTCTTGATGTCAGGAATAGCCGTTACCAAAGGCCCGCGGCCGTAAACCTCACCGGCCACCTTCATGTAACGCGCCACAATCCAAGGCGATGATTTCATGCGGCGCATCAGCAAGCCCTCTTTGCCCTCAGCCCAGATGACGTGATAGCAATAGTCGCCTTCCTCTGGGTCATACAAGGTCGCCTCGACAAGCTCGATTTCTTCTGTTGGCTTGTCGTCAATCATGCGCTGCAAGCGTGGCGGGATTTCAGCGTCAGCCCAATGCTGCGGAATGGCCTCGCCCTTCATGCGCATACGCCGGTAAACATTATCGACCTTGCCGTGCGCACCTTCCTCGATGCTGACAAGGTACTGCGGCACAGCAGTAAAGCGGATTGGCGTCAAATCATCGCCGGGCTGCACCAGCATACAAGCGGTGCCAACGGCCAAGTCCAGCAAGAACTCGCCCATAGCCAAGTCAAAGTTAGACTGGCGCAACACGCTAAACATTGTGTCGGCATACATATCCAACGCAATCTGCGCCTCAATGCGGCGATCCTCTGGGATTTCTGGCCCCGGCTCTAGGCGGCACCAAGGCGCGTAAGGTGGAAACAGGCCAGACTGGATGCGGTTCGCAAACCGCTGCGTCGCATTGATGGCGGTACTGTCGAACACGCGCACCATTTTGTTTTGCCCCGGTGCGCCGCCACCCTCGTAATAACCATCGTAAAGATTGCGCTGCGGCAAGCCGAACTCGTAGCAATCTTCGTAAATCTGACGCCAGTTATCTTTGCGACGCTGCGCCACGTCGTGACGCTTTAGGATATCTTCAACACTATGCACTGGCTTCGTTCCTTTTGCTTATAGCTGCCGCTTTTTTCTTGGCGTCTGCCTTGGAGCTTGCGCCCCAAGCGCGAAGCGACAAGAGCAGGCGCGTTGGTTCGCCGTTCTTATATTCCGGCCCCGGCATCCCGCCCATACGCGCCAAGAATGATGCGCGGCGCGGATTGTCGCCAGACTTGACTGGCGCTTTTAGGTTCATGCCCTCGGCTTTAGCTGAAGCCCTGCCTTTAGCGTTCAAGCCGCCGGATGGGTTCTTGCCCTCAGACCGTTGCCAAGCTGGTGTTTTAGCCACGCGCTGCCCTCATGTTATCAACGAGATTTGGGTATGGACGCCCAGCCTTTGCTGCCGCCCGCATAGCCTTGCGCTTCTGTGCCGGGCTTAAACCCTTTGGCTTGCCCAAGCCCTTTGGCCGGTCTTTATCCCAAACCTCTTTTTTCTTTTCCATTACTTGCCGTAACCCTTGCCTTTTTTCTTACCCATTCTTTTTCACCTTTCCCGCCTCTTGCATTGCAATGGCGATAGCTTGCTTTAATGGCCTGCCTTCGCGCCGCAGCATAGATATATTTTTGCTTACGACTTTCTTGGATTTGCCTTTAGCCAGCGGCACTAGGCTGACCCAAGTGTGTCTTGAGTATCACCGCGACCGCCGCCACGTCCACCCAAACGGCTGGCGTAAAGCAAACCGCGCTGACCTACTCTGCCGCCGCGTTTCTTCCTTGCTGCGGCTGCGCCAGCTTGTGCCTCGGTGCGCTCTACCACTTGCTCTGCTGCTTGTTTTTCTTCTTGGACTTGCTCAACTGGTTTAATTGGCTGGACGCCGCCAACCTTTTTGCCAGCAAGTTTTGCAAACATTTTTTTTGCTGAACCCATAACGCCTATCCTAATGTTGATTGATCTTCGGCTGTACCGCCGCGAATGCTTGACAGCAGCATACGAGTGCCGCCCATACGACGTGCGCGTTGACGCGCCGCAAGCTGCTTTGCCTGCAATTGCTCTTGTGCCTCAAGGCGTTCCTCTTGCCGTTTCTGTGCGGCAGTCACTTCTGGCGCGACTTGCTCCGGCGTTGGCATCGCTGGCATCGCTGGCATTTTAGGTTTGAAAAGATTGCTCATTCGTAAATCCTTGCGAACATCATGTGATCTATACCGCCCGCACCATATTTGCGCATGACGCCTTCTGGCGTGAATTTTAACACCTTTGCCCAGCGCATCGCAAGCTCGTTTTCCACGTCGACAGTGATTTGCAATCTTTTTAATTGATCTTCTGTAGCAATCTTATCGAAATATCTAATAGTTGCTCTAGTCAATGTAGAAGCCAGTGATACTATTTCTACAGATGTTATTAACCAAGCCTCTGAGACGCCCGGCCACATATTGTTGCAACCCCAACAGGCGACGATCTTGCCGCGCCACAAGGCAGTGCAAGCGCCGCCCTCGGCTTGAAACGCCTTCAGCATATCCTGATAATTCGGAATATTGTCAAACGCCCGCTTGTCAAACTCGCGCAAATCCATTGCGTAGGGGTGCGCCCAGTGAAATGGCACGATCTGAACCTGACGATTGTTCGTTATTTCGCGCTGCCACATCAGAATATACTAAAATCCATATTGGCTGTGGCCTGCTTGAACTGCTTGCTGAACTGGCTATTGCGCGTAATATTCCGCACCTCGCCAGCGCCAAGCATCAAATAGCCAAACGCATCGCCGACGTGCGAGTGTTGGTTTTTATTCGGCACATCGCGGAACCGTTCCTGCCCAGACCCAACGGCCATACGTTTGAAATGATACCCGCCAGCCAGTGACTTACGCACCTTGGCGCAAGAGCGATTAACCAGCAAGCCCGGCTTGCCGTCAATCAACCTATTCATCGGCATAGCCCCAGCCTCGCGTCGCACCATAAAATCGTTAGTGCTGGTCGGCCTAGCGTGAAGCCCCATCGTGCGCAAATGCTCAAATGCCGTCACCTCAAATATCTCATCACGCTTGACGCCCGCCGGGTCGCCCCAGATCAGCACGTCGGATTTCGGAAAGTGCTGCTGTATGTCAGCCAGCAAGTGATGGCAAAACCTTTCCAAGCCCATATCAAACGCGACTAGCTCATGCACAACGTGCCACCGCCCATTCTGCATCTTCTGCCCAAAGACAGCCGCAGGGGTCAAACCAAAGTCAAGCCCGATATGCACCGGCCAGCCTTCCTCGATGCGCACGTCAGCCGACATCAGGCTGTCAGAAAACTCATGCCAGACAGGCTTGCCGTCTTGCACAAACACATATTGCGCCCCAGCGTAGCATTGTATCCAGTCAATGCTCTTACCGGCTAACTGCTGTTCGTAATAGCCGGGCGGCAGATTATTCGTATTCTCGGCCTTCGGGTTATTGATCCAATATTTATCAGCCGCAAATATTGCGCCCTCGTGTTCTTTCGTACCCTCGACCACACCACCAGGCTGCTTGTAAAACTTCCAAGGATATTTTCCGCGAATGGGGTTTTTCTCGGCCAACTGATGCCACCAGTGATCGCTATCCATTGGGTTGGTACTCATCCACACGCCGCGCCAAGTGCAGCCCGCATTCGCCCGCGTCGGGTAACGACCGACACGCGACGTTAAACCGTCAACCACCGCTTTAGGCAACTCACGCGCCTCATCAATAAAGCCGCCGGTTAATTCAAGCGACAACAGCTTTCGCACGTCACGCGGCT